GTCATCGTTGAAGAAGATGATGACAAAATTACGTTCAACTGTCTGACCCTTAATCTTGAAATGAGAAATGAGCAAGTCAAGGAGCTTAAGAATACAGCATCTCATAATATTCAATGGTACTTTGACCAAATGGGGCTGATTAATTTTTCGAAAATCACACTTGGAATGAATGAAGTTTCAAGCTATACCAGAGTCATTAATTACGGTGGTGAAGATACAAAGCTCTCACGCTTAATTTCAGTCATTCAAAACTTTGATGCCGAGTTTGAATTTGTCACAAAATTAAAAAGAGATGGAACGCTTGATAATATCACCTTGAACATTTATAAGAAAAATGACAATGGCGATATCCAAGGGGTAGGACAAAATAGGAATGATGTCCTTTTGTCCTTTGGCGATAATATTTCAGGCGTTTCCCGCAAAGTTGAGAAAGCTCAAATTTTCAACTCTATTTATGTCACTGGAAAAGATGGCTTAAGCTGGAAAGATTCTGCTTGGTCAGTTTCTAATTCAGAAGGACAAGAAGAGTTCTATAAACGAGCGGGGGAAAGTTACGCTAAAGCTCCGCTATCTGCTCAGATGTTCCCCTCACAGCTTCAATCGTCAAGTGGCGATATATTTACCAACAAGAACGAAGCTACCGAATACACCACAGTAAATGCCATGTGGGGTTATGCTTTAAGTCAGTTGAAACAGTATGCTTATCCCTTGATTTCTTACGAAGTGACAGCCACAAGTAATTTGACGGTTTCAAGTACTGGCGATGGCACACCGCTTCATATTGGCGATACGGTCAGAATTCAAGATAAGAATTTCATTGATTCTGACGGAAATGTTGGCTTATTCTTGTCAGCACGAGTGAGTGAATTAGAAATCAGCTTTACCAACCCAACCAATAATAAGATTACTTTTTCGAATTATATCAAGCTTAAAAGTGAAGTGTCTGATGATCTAACTGCTAGAATGCAAGAAATTATCAACGCTAATACTCCTTACCGTCCTGATATCACTTCTACCAATGGCTTGCAATTTAAAAATGGAACGGGAACGACTACATTAGGCGCACATATCTATTTCGGTTCAGATGATAAAGAAACAATTGCGGATAGTTACGAATGGTCGAAAGATGGAACAGTAGTTGCGAATGCTCAGACTATTACAGTTGATGCCAGCGGAGTTACCGATAAAGCAGTTTATAGCGTTAAAGCAACGGTTGCGGGCAAAGTAGTTGCAAGTCAGTCGGTCACTATCACTAATGTTAATGATGGAGCTAAGGGTGCAACAGGACCGCAAGGCCCACAAGGATTAAAAGGTGACCCTGGAGCAACGGGTATCCCCGGACAACCCGGAGCTGACGGAAAAACAAGTTATCTTCACATCGCTTATGCTACAAACTCAACTGGTACGGCTGGATTTGATGTATCAAATGCGACTGGTAAAACTTATATCGGACAATATACAGACTTTACGAGTGCTGATTCTACAGACCCAAGTAAGTACACATGGAGCTTGATTAAAGGTGATAAAGGCGATAAGGGTGATACAGGACCGCAAGGCCCTCAAGGAGAGAGAGGGATAGCAGGCGCGACAGGTGCGACAGGCTCCCCTGGCCCTAAAGGAGCTGATGGTCGGTCAAGCTATATCCACATCAAGTACGCTCCAGTAATTAACCCTACTGATAGTCAGATTACAGATACGCCAAATGCCTATATAGGTGTCTATACTGACTACAATCAGGCAGATAGCACTAGCGCAAGTGCCTACACTTGGTCAAAATGGCAAGGTGAAGATGGAGCCAACGGCGTGGCAGGAGCCAAAGGAGCAGATGGTAGGACTACCTATGTCCACTTTGCCTATGCCAATTCTACTAACGGTCAGACTAACTTTAGTACATCATACTTTGACGGCGCTCTTTACATGGGTACTCTTACAGATTATACCCAAACAGACAGTACGAACTATGCAGCCTATACTTGGAGCAGATTAAAAGGCGATAAGGGCGATAAGGGAGACCAAGGTATTCAAGGGTTACAAGGCCCTGCTGGAACTCAAGGAGTTGCTGGACCTAAAGGCGCTGATGGGAAAACGCAATATACACATATCGCTTACGCAAATAGTGCCGATGGTGTAACTAATTTTTCAACTTCTGATTCTAATCGTACCTATATCGGGATGTACGTTGATTTTAACATCAATGATTCAAACACTCCAAGCGATTACTCATGGACACTCATTAAAGGAGCGGATGGAACTCAAGGGACACCAGGTAAGGCTGGAGCTGACGGTAAGACTCCATATTTTCATACAGCATACGCTTATAGCGCAGATGGTGCTGATAGGTTTACTACTGTTTATCCTAATTTGAATTTGTTGGATGGTACTAAAGATTTCAAACCTAGAGGTGCTGGTAATAATACAGCAAATCAAAATGCAGGGGAGATACATTTTACACAAAATAAAAAAATTGGTGATTTGTTTAAAGCTGGCGACTATTTAACAGTTTCTTATGATGTCGAGTTTTTAAATACTGAATTATATAGCAGTTCTAATGATGTATTCATGCAAATACAATTATATGGCGGAAACTGGTTATGGCTTGCTCAAGTAAAAGCGAAAAATATGAACGGAAAATTCTATACTAGGGAAACATTAAAATCACCTGAATATATAGAAAACCCTGCTCGTAAAGTTTCAGTATCTCGAACAATACAATTAACTCAAGATTTTATAAATGCAAACGCAACGGTCAATCGCGTTCATTTGCTTTTTCATTTCATACCTGTTGGGGCGAACGTAATAGCTACTAACTTAAAAATAGAACAAGGCTCAATCGCCACTCCACACATGCCATCAGCTAGCGAAGTCACAACCGCTGACTGGCCAAGCTATATTGGTCAGTACACAGACTTTACGCAAGCTGACAGTACTAATCCATCCGCCTACACTTGGAGTCTGATACGAGGGAATGACGGGAAAGATGGAGCAAATGGTAAAGACGGAATAGCAGGTAAGGACGGTGTTGGAATAAAAACCACTGTTATCACTTACGCTATTTCAACAAGCGGAACGACAGCACCGACTACTGGCTGGACAAGTTCGGTTCCTAGTCTTGTAAAAGGTCAGTATCTCTGGACGAAAACATTATGGACATACACGGACAGCTCGTCTGAAACAGGTTACTCAGTAACTTATATTTCTAAAGACGGAAATAACGGTCATGATGGAATTGCTGGTAAAGATGGCGTTGGAATAAAAACTACGACCATTACATACGCAGGCTCAACAAGTGGAACAACAGCACCGACTAGCGGTTGGACTTCCACAGTTCCGACAGTTGCAGCAGGTAGTTATCTGTGGACTAAGACTGTTTGGGATTATACGGACAATACCAGCGAAACAGGATATTCAGTCGCTAAAATGGGAAACAATGGAGCAACAGGACCGCAAGGCCCTCAGGGGAATACTGGAGCAACTGGACCACAGGGCCCTGCTGGAAGTAACGGTGACCCAGGTAAAGTTGTTTCTGATACTGAGCCAAGCACTCGATTCAAAGGATTGACTTGGAAATACTCAGGAACAACAGACCTTACAGCGAGTGATGGAACAGTGATTAAGCCAAATACAGAATATTACTACAACGGCACTCACTGGATTATTAATTTAATCGAAGCAAATCAACTGAATGTCAATGATTTGTCAGCTATTTCTGGAACCTTCACAAACGGTAAAATTGAAAATATCACAAAAAATGGTTCAGTTACTTCAACTATTTTGATTGAAGATAAACATATTTTATCTACTTTAACGGATACTTCGCAAAATACTGTGAATACTTTAGAACTAGATAGCCAACAAGGATATTCTAATGCTTTTGTCGATAGTAACAGCGGCCGCACAAGAACTGTTCAAGCTAACTTTCAAGGCTTTTTCACTTCCGATACTGATGGGCCTAGCGCACAACTAACACCTTACGGAATTTATGTAACGAATGGGCTTCAAACAACCACAGTATCACTCGGTTCTGGAATTAATGCGACCTTAGCTAAAATTGGTCAGATGTGTCAAATCTCTATCAATTCTAATAGTTCCAATGTTCCAGCTGGTAATGGGGTAGCATTGTCAGGGAATATTCCAGCCGGTTGGCGCCCAGCAATTGGTACACCCTTTGAAGTTATGATGTATAGAGAAACAGCCTTCCAACGTCCTTTACACATCACAATTGGAACGGACGGGAAATTATCCATCGTTAATGCATCGGCTTCAAGTTATTGGTGCTTTGGCGGAACGGTTTATATGCTTGCATAGAAAGGTAATAAAAATGATTAAACAAAATTCAAAAACACAGAACAAAACAATTTACGCTGATTCAGTAGCAGTTGCTACATTTGATTCGACAATGCAGCCTGACGGACAAGCACAGTTATCACTAATCATCATTGACCCTGAAAAGTTCCATGCTTCAGAAGAGGCGCAGAATGATTTTCAAGGTTGTGTTGATTCGGTAACGGCTGAGTCAAAACAAGTGATGACTGACAGAAGTAAATTTTAGAAAGCAGGGGTTATGGAATTAGAACAACTTGTGGAGCAACACGAGGACAAACTCAAGCAGCACGATAAAGAATTATCTCGACTCAATGATATGTCAGTTGAAATGCAAAAGCAAATGAATGACGGCCTGACTCGTGTGGATGAATCCAATCGCTTTTTAAGAGAACAGAATACTCGTCAATCTGAGCAGAATGCTCAAATACTGCAAGCTGTTATCAAAGGTAATGAAAGCTCAGATGAACATCAGTTTCAGTTGAAATTACTTGATAAAACAAACTTTTGGAAGTTGACGATTGGAATCGGTGGTTCTGCAGCAGCAATTTTTGCAGCATTAACTGAAATAATCAAAGTATTTTTTAAATAAAGGAGAAAGAACATGAAAACAATTGATAAAGGAACACTTACACGAACAATCTTACTTGTATTAGCGTTAGCTAACCAACTTTTAACAGCTTCGGGACACTCTGTAATTCCAATAGATGATGCCACAGTAACAAATATCATCTCAACTGGTTTCACCGTAGCAACTGCACTCGCTTCATGGTGGAAGAATAATGACTTCACTCATGCAGCTAAAAAAGGAACTGAACTTACTAAAAGTTTAAAAAATGGTGATAGTGTTCAAGTGGTTAAAGCTTCTGACGCTGACCATGAATTCACAGAAGGAGGCGAATAATGTCAAGTATTGAAAATATGATTGCTTGGATGCAAGCTCGAAAAGGTAGAGTCACTTACTCAATGACTTCACGAATGGGTCCTAGAAGTTATGACTGCAGCTCGTCAGTATTCTTTGCCATGATTGCTGGTGGTTTTCTGTCAGCAGGTTCAATGGGTAATACTGAAACCTTATTTGGAATGTCAGGAACTAAACTCAAAGAAATCAGTCGTAGAGAAGTGCAGCGTGGCGATATCTTCATCTCAGGCACTCCAGGAGGTTCTGCTGGTTCAGACGGACATACGGGTATCTTTTTGAGCAATGGTTCATTCATTCACTGTTCTTATACTCACAACGGAATTGCGGTCGATACGAATGATGCTTATATGAGTACTCGATTGCCACATCATTTTTATCGAATTGTTGGTTCAGGTTCAGCAAATACTGACATTAAACCTCAAATGATTACATTGAATGTTGATGGACAGTTCGGTAATGCGACTGCTAAACGATTACAAGAATACTTTGATACAGCTGGTAAAGATGGAGTAATCAGTCACCAGTACAAACAAACCTTTAATCAAAATATCTATGCTGCACAGTTTGATTCATCACTGACTGGTTCAAACGTTGTTAAAGCCTTGCAAAGATTCTTAGGGATCGGACAAGACGGACTGTTTGGCCAAGGTACGATTAAAGCCTTGCAAAAACATCTTGGAACAACACAAGACGGAACAATTAGCCCAGTTTCTGATTCTGTCAGAGAATTGCAACGGAGATTGAATACGAATAAATTGTAAAATTATGCCTGACTTCGGTCAGGCTTTTTTTGTTTTTGTATTATTCTTGACCTCACGAATATTTGGTGTTATGCGGTTTGTGGATAGGCGCCCCTCATTTTTGATGGTCGCAAAATATGCTATAATATAATATTGGTTAACAAAAGTCAGAGTGTCTATTTTTGACAAAACTGTTCAAAATGGTGTATAATATCGTAAGTTAAATAAATCAGGTATAAATAATCTACCGCCCAACCTGTTGGTCTTGTTTAACTCTAGCTCAAAAAGAAAAGCACTAGGAATTGCCGTTCCTAATGCTTGGATAAGTTCTGGAGCCTTGCTTGCTGTGTCTATCGTCTTCTACGATGGGCACTTTTTTTAATACTATAAGCTTTTGCACAATCAATTTTATACTTTCCATAAGCTTTTAACAGTTTAGTTAAAGCTGCAAGTATAATTGATGCTGCAGTAGCAATTGCAATTAAAATAGCAAAGTCCTTCTTTTTAGTCGTAACCATAGGTTCTACGCCTCCAGTTCTGGAATAATTTGAGAGATTAGACCGATGTTTACTCCTCAAAGAAACTTATCAGGCACTTCAAAGTAGCGAGCTATCCGTGCCATAGATAATATTGTACCAAAATATTTTGGAAAATTTATGTTTGAGTTGTGTTACAATAGTAGTGAGAGGATAGCAGTACTAGACTGTTATACGGAGTGTACGATAAATGCGTACATTTTGGTTCTTTAGCTCAGTTGGTAGCTAACCGTTCGGTCGCTGGTTCGAGTCCAGCAAGAACCATAAAAAATTAGGTAGCAAAAAAGTAGCAGAAATAGTCTAAAACCGAAAAAAAGTAAACATCTTTAATTTTATTAAAAGTGCTGTAAACCCTTTGAAATAGGTGTTTTAACAGTTTTGCAAGATGCTAAAAAACGTCGGTAGTGCATGGATCTCATGGATAACTTCAAAAAATAGGATATTGATATAAATGTCTTTGAGTGTGTGACAGTATATTGCTCGTTAGATAATAAAAAAACTCAGAACTACTGAGTTTTTTTATTATCTATTTTTGTATAAGATTGTTACTGCTTTTCTCCGAAGCCGAAGATTCAATCAAAGTATAAGTTATTAATTATTTTTTATTATTCATTTAAGAAATAAGTTCTATAATAAATCTATTCCAAAAAATAAACTTTTTCATAAATACTCCTAAAGCGCCTACTAATCTAGGCGTTTTTTTATCCTCTCGCTTACAAGTTTTATTACTTCAGAAAGTGAATAAAATATTTTTAGTGGCATTATCAAGCATACAAAGTATTTTAGAAGTTGAGATTCAAAGTGATACTCAAAATATTAACAATAAAAAGGCATAGTGATAGGTTTTTTCTAAGTTAGTTTTTATCGAGAAGAAAATGTTCTTCACTTATTTACTGGTAAAATAATCAAATTTCCTCATGAATTTTTGTTTATAAACTTTAAATTTCAACCAATCTATTGATTACGCATTTCTATAATTATATGTAGCATGCACTTAGAAAAAGTGAATTCTTTTTGTAAGTTTAAAAAATACGCAATATGTTATAATCTAGAGATAACCCGAATTGCTAGTTGATTATTTAGCCATGACTTGATACCCGATAGAATATCTTAAAGTCTCTGGTTCCAGTGATTTAGCTGATTTTAACAGTAAA